ATTTATGGTTCTATTCCTTATCTATGTAATACTGATTATATAATGTACTTAGATGAAGATAATTGGATTGACTCATCTCACGTCCAAAGTTTAATTGATACAATAGATGAGGGCAATGATTGGGCCTTTTCTTTAAGGAAAATTTATGGTAGCAATGGTGATTTTATTTGTACTGATGATTGCGAAAATCTTGGGCTGTGGCCGACTTGCATCAACGAAGAAGAACTCTTTGTAGATGTTGGTGCGTATTTCTTACCTACCGCAATTGCTATTCAAATTTCTCCTTTATGGTATAGACGAGCAAGACATCCTGAGGAACAGCCAGAAGTCGATAGACTTATTATGCAAATTCTGATAGAATATAATTTTAAATATAACACCAACGGTAGATATACGTTAAATTATAGAGTAGGAAACAGGCAAGATTCGGTACAAAAGGAATTCTTTTTGTGGGGAAATGCTAAGATGGAGCAAAAATATGGAGATTATTATCCGTGGCGCAAGAAATAGAATATAAGTTTAATGAGGGTGATCTGTTGAAAGATTTTCAGGCATATGTTGATGCGACATACAATCAACACTACGCCCTAAACAAATATCAAGCAACAGAATTTATTATTGATAACGGACATGGCGTAGGATTTACTGCGGGCAATGTAATGAAATATGTCCAAAGGTACGGAAAAAAAGCAGGAAGGAATAGACAAGACTTGCTAAAGGTGTTACACTATGCATTGATGCTGTTATATGTGCATGACATTGAAACTAAGGAGACTAAATAATGCAAATAAGTAAAGAAACAATTGATATTCTAAAGAACTTCGCTTCTATTAATTCCAATCTAATGATTCGAAAAGGTAAAACGCTTTCGACTATTAGTACCGGTAAAAATATTTTTAGTAAGGCAGATGTAACTGAAGAATTTCCTCTCGAAGTAGCAATTTATGATTTGAACTCATTGCTTGCGCTTTTAACTGTTATGGAAAATCAAGAAGTCAATTTTGGTGAAAAGAGTTTGACTATCTCTAAGGGCAATGGTAAATTTGAGTATTTCTATGCTAGCCCAAGCGTCATTGTTGCTGCACCAGAAAAGAGCATTGAGTTAGATTCGCATTACGAATTTACACTTTCCGCAGATGATGTACAGATGATTATGAAGGCTGCTGCAATTACAGGCGCGCCAACTATCACAATTTCCGGCAAAGAAGGTAAAGTAACACTTAATATTGGCGATAAGAAAAACGACACAGCAAATACGTATAAAAAATCAATCGGAGATAGTGAACATACTTTTGAATGCCATATGGCAGTTGAGAATTTTAAAATTATTCCCGACGCATATAATGTTACTATCTCTAAAAAGAAAGCATTCCAATTTAAACATGCTACTAAAGCAATTGAATATTTTATTGCAATGGAACCCGACTCGGTAGTTTAATGTTGCTGTACGCCTATTATAATATGGAGTTGTTATGGATTATCGTGAAAATGAATTTCTTTGGGTTGAGAAATATCGCCCGAGGAAATTAGAAGATTGTATTCTTCCTGCTAGTCAGAAAACTATTTTTCTGGAAATGCTAGCAAAAGGAGAGATACAAAATATGTTATTATGCGGCGGCGCAGGCATGGGCAAAACGACAGTTGCCCGTGCTTTGTGCGAAGAGCTACAAACAGATTATATCATCATTAATGGATCAGAAGAATCGGGTATTGATGTTCTTCGTACAAAAATTAAACAATTTGCATCTACTGTTTCTTTTAGCGGTAAGCCAAAAGTTGTTATATTAGATGAAGCAGATTATTTAAATCCAAATTCTACACAACCTGCTCTCCGAGCATTTATGGAAGAATTTTCATCTAATTGTAGATTTATTCTTACTTGTAATTTTAAAAATAGAATCATTCCTCCTCTGCATTCTAGAGCAGCAGTCATTGAATTTAAATTACCGAAAGCAGATAAACCTAAAATTGCCTCAGCATTTTTTAAGCGAGTAAATGAAATTCTCAGCATTGAAAAAGTTGAGGCTGATGGCAAAGTTGTTGCAAAGGTAATTGAAAAGCATTTTCCGGATTATCGCAGAGTTCTAAATGAACTTCAGCGTTATGGTGCATCTGGAAAAATTGATGAGGGTATCTTTGTAAGTTTAGGTGAGACTAATCTTCAAGAGTTGATTGCATCTTTAAAAGATAAGGATTGGAAGAAGATGCGAACGTGGGTTGTTAATAATATCGACAATGATCCGCAAACTATTTTTAGAAAACTATATGATGTTTTATGCGATGAGGTTATACAAATACCTCAGTTAGTATTGCTGCTAGCAGATTATCAATATAAGTCCGCATTTTGTGCAGACCAAGAAATTAATTTGGTAGCATGTTTAACTGAGATTATGGCAGCGGTAGAATTTAAATAATGATAAATCCCTTTGAAAATATATTCATTTGGATAAAAGAAGATTGGAAATCTCACCCTCTTCGTTTTAGTATTGAGCTACTTGCGTGGGCATTAAGTATCGGCTGTACTATGTGGATGGGGTATACTTTACCTAATCCTCCTTTCATATATCTTTATCCGTTGTTCATGATTCAATGTATGCTTTTTGCTTGGTCAGCTTGGACTAGGGGGTCAACAGGTATGATTGCAAATTACCTATTGATAGTAACAATAGATGCAGTAGCATATGTGAGGATGTTATGAGTTTATTCGGTAAGCCCGTTGAAAAAATTGAGGAAGTTCCGTATAAATCTCCCGCAATTTCTCCCTTTGATTTTATTAATTCTATACATCATTCTAAGCAAGATTTGATCGTAGATGAATGGTCCGAAAAACAATACAATCCCTTTATTATAAACAAGGGATTATCCTATGGACACGATACCGTTATACCCGCAAATGAGATGAATTCCCGCCCTCATTTGGATAAAATTCTTCAATTTCACTTTCTCATAAATATTGTTAGACCTAGAAAAAGATTCAATAAATGGATAAAGGTCGATAAAATCGATGAATTGGAAGTAGTAAAAGAATACTATGGCTATAGCACAGAAAAAGCCAAACAAGTACTCCCCCTTCTAAATGAGTCGGTTCTTGATAAAATGAAGAAAAGCTTAACAAGGGGCGGTAAGAATGAGTACTGACATCATTTCAATAAATTTTCCGGGATACAATCCGTTAGAAGTAATTTTAACAGAGCCCGATGATTTTCTTAAGGTAAGAGAAACCTTAACTCGTATAGGAGTAGCTTCAAGAAAAGATAAAACACTATACCAATCATGCCACATATTGCATAAGCAAGGTAGATATTTCATTGTACATTTTAAAGAACTATTCGCATTAGATGGAAAAATTGCAGATCTTTCTGAAAATGATTTACAACGACGAAATACCATTGCTAAATTGTTAGTGGATTGGGGATTAGTAGAAATTAATAATCCTCACAATTTTGTAAATTACGCCCCTCTTTCTCAGATAAAAGTTATTTCGCATAAAGAGAAAGATGATTGGACACTAGAAACAAAGTATAACATTGGCAAGAAAAAGATGCCAATGGGATATAAATAATATATTACACATTGATCTCACGTTGAATCTTGCTGCAGCATCTTCAATAACCTGATCTTCATTAGCAGTACTTTTTATAAATATTAGGAGAACAATATGTGGACAACACCATCGGCAATCGATTTGCGTTTCGGGTTCGAAATCACAATGTACATTGCAAATAGGTAATACCGCTTTCCTCGGGATGGGAACGTAAAGACTTCACCTTAGGACCGCTTTGGTACGGAGCGTGAATTAAGCTGGCACAACGATAGGGTGTCCCTGTATTCAGTAAGCAGGATAGCTATGCCTTCGGGGTAGCACTTTCTTTAACTCGCTTAATAGGAGCACTTATGATTACAGCCGATATTTTTATCGACACAGTTCAAAACGGCAAACGCCAATTCATTTCTAAATATGTAACAGACAAAGACCTTGCAAAACCACTCAACGATTTTGTGGATGCGCAGACTGTATTTTCGCACGCAGTAGTTACATCAGTGAAAGAATCTTTTGGTCATCTAAATAAAAAAATAACTCAAAGTAAAATTGAAGAAGTAATTAATCCATTTAATATTGATTGGGTTCAAGCAGGTATGAAAGCTTGGTTAGATCAACCAGCAACTAAAACTAAACCATATAAGGAGTAACATATGACGACTCCTGCTTTTAGTAATTTCATTTTTGGCCCAGCATATAAAGATGTTGAGAAGTTTTTTGTTGGTTATGATCAACAGTTTAATCGCATGGCAAAGTTTCACGATGACCTGGCGAAAAATGTACCAAATTATCCTCCATATAATATTAAGAAAACCGGTGAGAATACTTATGCTATTGAATTAGCGGTTGCCGGTTTTGGTAAACAGGATATTGAGATTGAATTCGCAGATGATGTACTTATTGTCAAAGGAAATACCTCTGAAGATAATAACGATTATTTGTTTAAAGGAATCGCTGCACGCAACTTTACTCGTACATTCGCATTGAATGAACAAATTGAAATTAAAGATGCAGAACTTTTTAATGGTATGCTTAAGATTGTACTAGAACGTATTATCCCCGAGCATAAGAAACCTAAAAAGATTGAAGTTAAAGATGCAAATGAACCTACATCTTCTAACGGAAAAAAGTCTAAGAAAGAATTGTTATTGGAGGATACTAATGCAATTGATTAAAAAAGTTTGTAATCTTTTTTCATTGAAGCATCGGTATAATTCAGATTTAGAAAACTTTATTCTTAGTAATAATCCAAAAGATGTTTCGGATGTAGAGCGGTTAGCGAAGCAATATGATATGGCTCGCAAAAATAGTTTTTATTAAATACATGCGGGGGGAAACCCCCGCAACTGAAAGGATATTATGATTAGATTACTTAAGTTAATAACGAGTGAAGAAATTGTAGGTGAATGTACTAAGCGAGGATCTAAAATTTTTGTAAAAAGGCCTTGTGCGATTATGCTTATTCAATCTAAATCTACACCCGATCAGCATTCAATGGCATTAATCCCCTATGCTGGATATACCAAAGGTCACGAAGTACAAATTGAATCTAAACATATAGTTTGGGAAGCTGAGTTGGATGAAGATGTATTGAATCAATATACATCTCTATTTGGTTCTGCAATTCAAATTGTAACCTCGGCTGCAGATAAGGCAACAATACCAAATACATCTACTTTAAATATAGTAAAAAATTAAACTAAGAACTAGGGCACCGCCCTAGTTTTAGTATCAAATAACTTCTTTACCGCATACTGTGATAAAGACTTGCTCGCGGGGCGTATTAGGTATATCTAAATTTGTTACATACTCCCCCATTTGATGCCGTTGTATCCATACTATTTTATTGTCTGCATCTGTAAAGAAATCTGTTATTAGATATAACTTAGCAGAATCACATTCAACTAAACCAAAACTATAAATTTTCTTAATTGGTACGGGA